CCGCACGGTTATATCTAAGCTAAACGCTATACCATTTGAAGAATGCCGCATCGCGGTGAATCAAGATGACGATAGTGAAATAGGAATCTTTCACAGCTACGATTGGAGCAATACGCGCAAGAAAAAGAACACACCTGAGTTCATTCCTAAGTATAACTACCTAACACGTGAGCAAGAGCCACGTCAAATCTACTGGTGTTTCACCTACACAGGCAGCGACACCTACCCACGTCCCGACTATTGGTCTGCTATCAATTACATCGAGTTAGATAAGCAGATTTCAATCTTCCATATCAACCAAATCTCTAACGGTCTTTTCCCTTCTACTATCATCAACTTCTACAACGGGCAAGCAACGCCCGAGCAGAAGCAACAAATGATGATGGACTGGGAGAACAAGATGAGTGGTGCGCGTAATGCAGGCAAGGTTGTGATGTTCTTTAACGAGCGCGATCAACCTAAGACTGAAATTACACCATTCCCTGTAAACGATGCGGATAAGCAGTATCAATTAATGGATACAACCGCAACACAAAAGATTATTACAGCGCACCGCGTGACTACGCCTTTGCTGTTTGGTATTCGTGAAACGTCAGGCTTCGGTAGCAACAAAGATGAAATGGCTACGGGTCTTGAAATATTCAACAAGCAAGTCATTGAGCCGTATCAAGAAAAGATAAACACTAGCATCGAGGAACTATTGAGCAATCAATTGCCAGGTGTTACGTTTGAGATTATACCGAACACACCACTTGCGGTTGAACAGGCTGAAGTTGTTGCTGATACAACAGGTGGAACAACAGCCGATGTTGCTGCAACAGCCTTGAATGGTGCGCAGATTACATCACTTGTAGACATTGTAATGCAAAGCGCGGCGGGTGCTGTACCTGTCACAAGTGCTAAGGCAATCGTACAAGCTGCATTCCCAACATTGCCACCTGCAACGGTCGATGCAATCTTTGCCGACGTTCTACCCGGTACGCTGCAACCGACTGAAGTGATTCAATCAAGTGTTGAGTTAAAAAAAAAAGTAGCTGCTGAAGACACAGCGGGCGATGCGCTAATTGCGCTTGGTGAAGATTGGAAAGAGGAGTGGATTTTAATAGATAGCTACAACGCAGATGAGGAAATTGAACACGAGTTTGCAGTGCGCACAGGTGCAGCTCGACCAGCTGCTAAGAGTGAGCAGGATGCCATTATTGATGGTAAGTATTTTATTACTCGTTACGTTTACGCAGGCAGCTTTACTCATGATAATATGCGTCCATTCTGCAAGAAGATGGTTGAAGCGGGCAAGCTATACCGCAAAGAAGACATTGTCTCGATGGAAAATGTAGCGGTCAATCCGGGATGGGGGCCGAACGGTGCGGACACTTACGACATTTGGTTTTACAAAGGCGGTGGCAACTGCCGACACTTTTGGGAAAAACGTGTGTATGTAGATGCAACAGGTGCTAAGATTAATCCTAACGACCCTGATGCAAAACGTATCGCTGTATCACTTGCCGAGCGCATGGGATATAAGGTGCGCAATAATGCACTCGTTGCAAAGCTTCCTGAAGACATGCCCTATAACGGCTTTCTACCAACTAACCCTATTTACGGAAATCAATAATTACAACTATGCCAGAAGTATTACTAATCTCAGAGAACTATATCAAGAAGTATAGCACGGTGAACGGAAGTGTTGACCCTAACCTGTTATACCCATCAATCTATTTAGCACAGGACAAGTGGCTACTTCCCTTTTTGGGAACTGATTTGCTCAATAAGATTAAGGCCGATGTAGCGGCTAACACAATATCGGGCAACTATCAAGTATTACTTGAGGATTACATCCAAAAGATGCTCCTGTGGTGGGTTATGGTAGATGTTACGCCGAACCTTTGCTACCGAATGGACAATGGAACTTTGGTGCAACGCCAATCTGAAGACACCGTGCCGGTATCGGATGCGGTTATGAAAGACATGATAGATCGTGCAAGGCAAAACGCACAGCATTACACTACTTTGCTTGTCGATTACTTGTGCGCTAACAGCAGTTTGTTTCCTGAATACTCAACAGCGCAATGGCCTGACCGCTCACCTCGCACGGACGTGACCAATGTACTCAACTATCAATTCAGCACGGGCAATACATCGACTTCATTCCGTCCTACCTACTCACGAAATATCATTAACAGAATACCATGATTGAAAAGAAGACACTAAAGCAAGATTACACCGAGCGTTTGCGCAAGTATGAGCGTGAACTATCACTAAAACTACGTGCCAATGGCAACAAAGAAACAGCCAAACCCACAACCAAATAAGGTTGATGTAAAAGGATTGCGCTACAAGCTGCAATTGTTTGATGGCTTTTGGTCTATACCACTTGCCTTTTTGCTATTTGCTGTATCGGGCACGGTGTCGGTTGCCTATTTTGGTGATGCACTCATAAGCACCGAATACATCCAGTATATTGTCTTGGCTGCAATGGTGATGGTCTTTGCCAACTTCGTGGTTTTTTTGGGCATCAGATTTAATTTTCGGGCATTGCAACGGGAGATATACAACAAAGAAGTTAAGTATGAAATAAACACCTATCTAACCACATGGCAAAAGGTTGTGTTATACCTGCTCTTATATGCGTTCTACTTTGCTGCATACCTGTATATTTTACACATGCTGATGACGGTTACTGCGTAAGGGTAACGGCTTCGTCATTTGTTGGTGTAAAGGAAAAGGGCGGCAACAACATGGGCTTTAATGACAAGGCCTTGCTTGTGCTAATGAAGCAGGAAGGTTGGAAGCCCGGCTATGCATGGTGTTCGTTCTTTGTCATGGCTATGCTTAACGAGTGTGGCATTCCGCACACTATCACAGGTTGGTCACCTACCGCATACAATCGAAAGGACGTAATCTTTACCGAGGGAAAGTTTGTGCAAGCATTTAGCGATAAGGATGCACTGGTTATGACGTTAAGCTATAACAGCTTTAAAGGTAAAAGATACAAGAGCATAGGGCACACGGGCATAGTTGACAAGGTAGGCAAGTATTCAGTGCGCACCATTGAAGGCAACACTAATGAACAGGGCATGCGCGATAGTCGCACACGCGATGGGGTGTACTATAAGATTCGCCCACTATCTAAAAACTTACACATTACACGATGGAAAAAGACAAGCTAAGAAGCACCGTGCTAATTGCAGCGGTTGCAACAGTTATACTAATCATGGTTATTGTTGGCGTAAGGTCATGTCGCGACAAGCCAAACCCAGCTATTGACCGCCTGCAATCAATTAACGATTCGCTGTACGATGTGATTGACTTGAATAATCGCAAAGCAGATAGCCTATTCATTAAAATTGATTCACTCAATATGCATCAAGACACCATCATTCAACAGCAACAAATCACCAATGAAATTTACCGCAATGAAACTTACAACATTCTTTCTGCTACTCCTTCTGCTACCAACAATCAGTTCCGCACAACGCTCAAAAAATCGGACAGCCTACTCAAAGCAGGATTTTACACCCGAACTTACAACTTACGATCAGCAACTTTTCAGTCTCAACTACAATAGCATGTTGTACTGGTATAACACAGCGCAGGAAATCGACAGCCTATACCAAATGGAGCGATTGAAAGTTACATACTACGCAAAGATTACAGGCATTCAAGCAGATAGTTATGAAACGCTAGCCGAAATCTATAAGAATAAGCAAAGCATTGACAAGGCCATTGCTAGTGAGAAAGACAACGAAATCAAAGAACTAAAGAAACGTAACAGGCGGTTAATAATTACTAACACGGCTATGACTTTAGGTGTCACAGCCTTAGCTTTTTCTACTATATATTTTGCAATACTATAATCATGGACATTCAGCCAAGAGATATCATAACAATAATTGGTGGGGCGGTATCGCTCACGGGGTTGTACTACGCATTGAAGCGCGATGTAGTAAAGGTGTCGAGTGCACTGGGTAAAGTCGAATCATATCATAAAAGGGAGGTTACTATGTTAGGCGATTCTATTAAAGAAACAAAAGACGAATTCAACACCAAGTTAAATGTGATGAAGGAAGAACAAAACAAAGCCATTGACAAGCTCGAAAAGAAGATTGATGTGATTGCTGCGCAGAACCTAACCATCAGCACCAATCTTGCGGAGTTAGCCGGGTTTATCAGGGGCAATAAATAACGATACATGCAGGGACAATATGCGGAAATCTACAAAGAGATACACGCAGGCGAGGGTACGATAGCAGACCGCATTCGTGCCGCTATGAAGCGTCATAAGATTGACATGAAATACGGCTCATTTGAGCGATTGTATTTCAGTTGGCGCAAAAGACATAACCTGCAACACGATGCACCCCTTAAACCTAAGCTAAATGGAAATTTGGCTAAGCTTGAAAACCATCTTGGTGACTTTGGCAACATCGTTAACGAGTTGATGCCTGAACAGAGCAACCCGCTCGACCTGCCACCATCGAAGGAGGCGAACTATAAACCGTTCAAGCTACCGATAAACCACAACAACATACTTTTAATTGGTGATATACACGTGCCATACCACAACATACAGGCTTTAACGCTTGCATTGAAGTATGGACTGGAGAATGAGGTCAACACCATTCTGCTCAATGGTGACATCATCGACTTTTATGCAATCAGTCGCTTTGAAAAAGACCCGCGTAAACGCAACTTCGGGCATGAAGTACTAATGACAAGGCAGTTTCTTGCCACGCTGCGCAAGCTATTTCCAAATGCTGCGATATATTACAAGTGTGGCAATCATGATGTGCGTTATGACCACTACATCATGCGCAATGCGCCTGACCTTTTAGGTATGGATGAGTTCAATTTTGAATCGCTCATGCACTTAGATCAACACAACATCACTTTCATTCCCGATAAGCAAATCATTCACGCAGGCAAGTTGACTATTTTACACGGGCATGAGTTAGGCGCATCGGTCTTTAGTCCTGTAAACATTGCACGCGGGTTATTTTTACGGGCAAAGGATAGCGCATTGTGTGGTCACCATCACCAGGCGAGTGAACACACCGAGCCTAACATCAATGGCAAGTTAACAACGTGTTGGAGTGTGGCGTGTTTGTGTGAGCTGCATCCCGACTACATGCCCATCAATAAACACCACCACGGGTTTGCGCATGTACGTGTAATGGACACGGGCGAGTTTGAAGTAAACAATTACAGAATTGTGAATGGAAAGATTAGATAACAAAAAGCCTCCACGTTAGGAGGCTTTTGTATCAATCAATAACAAAAACAATAATGCAATGAACCATTACACTAAGTCGCAAATATAGCACAATGAAAGGCAAGCCACATCCAAAAGTCTTACATCGTAAGTTGGGTAGAGAACGTGCCGATGGTTTGTACTGTGATAACGTAATTGAGATAGACCCTACGTTGCCGCCGATGCGCTACCTTATTGTGCTTGTCCATGAATATCTTCATCACATTCAACCTGAGTGGAGTGAAGAAAAGGTGGATGCTGAAGGCGAAGCACTGGGTAGGTTTCTGTGGAAACAGGGTTACCGCAAAGTGCAGCAGTAGTTAAAACTTATCCGATATCCCGGCATCGAGTAACTCACTTGCCAACCATTCACGTATCTTACCTACTATGTCGTATTGTTCTTGGGTAAGGTCTTGATATTTCTCAAGGCTACGCAAATGCTGTTGCACTTCGTATAGCGTATCAAAATACCTTACACCATTCACAGCGCAATCAAATGCGTGCTGGTCTTCGCGTAAATCAAATGTTAGTGTTGCTTTCATTTTCTGATTTGTTTGGTAGTCCTGCTTTACAATCGGTGTATCCTTCGTTGTAGGAATTAATAAGGTTATTCATCTCAATGGTTTGAACTGCGTTCAATAGCATCTCCATTTCGGCCCATGTCATGCGTATGGCTTGACCTTTAAACTTACGCTTTAAGGTTAGATGCAGTCTGCGAATGGCTGTTTCTTTTTTCTCTTGTGTCATAAATACTTTGTGTCTTTGGTTATGGTAAATAAATCTTTGTTAACCGCTTTAATTTTGTGGAATAAGTTGTCTTTGACATAGCGTGTCTTGGCATTGATAAACATATTCAGCAACACCAACCGTTCTTCCTTCAGTTCATCAAGCGGCATTAGGTTTCTTTTGGGCATTGAGTTTTAGTATTTCGTTTTTGACGTGCATGTAATACGCCTTAACCGAGTAGTATTCGCCGGTTCCTTCGAAGTCATTAACGATGTCATCGGGTGCGTTAGCCAGTGCTTCATCTACGCAGTATAGCGCGCAGTTGATTGCTTTGAAATGTACTTGTGCTAACTGACCTTCCTGCGTTTCACCTTCGACTATATCAAAATAGTTCGAGTACAGTTGCCATGCTTTGTCTTTTGCTTTCATTGTTTAGCTTGTTGATTAATTCGATTACTTGCTCTTTGTTGTAGTAGTGCTGCATTGAATTGCGCACGTGGTCTTTGAGTTGGTCAGTTGTCATACGTTTAAAGTGTTTAACTGCGTAACAATCGAATCAATTTCATAATGAGTATCGGAGTATACCTGTATTGTTTTAAACCTCCATCTATGATTGCCTCTATGGGCATCTTCACTATAATCAGTATTCGTTTTGTTTTTACAAATCTCACAATATTCAACAGTTTTAAAAACGCTTACAAAATATTTAGTGTGCCAACCATAGCCATTAATAGTGTCCATATATCCAGTCATTATTTTAACCTGCATATGATTTTTTGAAAGGTTTTCGAGTACATCCTGTAGGCTCATAGTGCTAAGGTATTAAGGTATTCACGCCACATAGGTACACGTTCCTGAAGCTTTGCGATTGCATCGGCATCAAACTCCACAACCTTTTCGTGGATGCGGTCTTGCACTAGTATATCGTATTCCCAATTCGCCAAATCACTTTCAAGATTAGCGTGTGGATTCTCAGCAAGGAAAGTAGGCATATCGTAAATCATATTACGTTCGATGCGCGATGCCTTCTTAATGAATTCAGGATTGCTTTGTGGATCTATAAGATTCATGCGCAATGATAGGCGGTACTTTTCGGTGTCAATCATTTGGCTTGGCGCATTGACAAGCACGAAGCAGAATGTTGCTGTTGGTGCGCCCGTTAGCCACATGTATGCTTGACCTTGCCAATAGTAGTCTTTGCTAAGTTCGTTAGCCTTTGCATCAATGAAGGTGTGAATGTCCCATGAAGATTTAATATCCGGGACGTTAATTACAGCGCCACCATCTTTGATAAGCAAATCAGGTGTGCCCTTGATGTAGTCATTGGTGAACATCTGCTCATTCTTGAATACAATTTGTTTGCGCTCCCTGCGCCACATATCAATAGCATCATTCTCAACAGCCAATCCTTTCTCGATGTACTTGTTGCTGATTTCTTTGTAGCGTTTGTACTTGTTCTGCACATAGATTTCGAGTAGTGCGCTCTTGCAGGTTTCAGATAGTCCTGTCTTTGTGCGTGCATCGGTCATAAGCTTACCAAGCTGCGATGCTCTGAATAGTGTTTGTTCCATTGTGTTTTGTTATTGATGGTGTGAAGATATTACAACAACCCGTTAAGTTCTTGTTTTTTAACATTTACTAGCGGTTCAATCTGTGCAAAGAATTCTTGCGGGCATGCCTGGAGAATGATGTCGCAATCATCAAGGCTCTGTGCTTTCTCGATTAACTCAAGCAAGTATTGCAAATCCTTATTCGATGCGTTAAGTGTACCCTTCAACTTGAATGGTTTGTACATGTCCACGTTCTTGCGGTTAAGGTCACGGCCTAACAACTTGCCAAATGACACAGCAGCGTTTTTAAGGCACTCTGTTTTGAGTTTAGGGAACGCAAGGTCTAAAGCATTAGGCTTTTTGTTATCTGCGTTTAATGCCCATCTATTGCGTTCGATGTTGTCTAGGTTCTGTGGTGCGCGGTCAACCATGATAACAATGGATGCTGCTCCCGTGCGGCGCAACTCATAGCCGGTTATCGGATGGATCACTACAAGGTCAAGACTACCCACTACCTCGTTAGCCATACGTTCCCATTTAAAATTCTCAGTACGCCAGTGACCGAAAAACATTTCGTCTAGGGTGGTTTCCACGTGCGATATTACAAGCGTGACCGCTTTACCGTCGGGTGTCTTTTCAATGCCGACTTGGTCGGGTGATGCGTTGAGCATTTGCTGAAACTTCTGCAATGCTTCAAGATTGTCTTTGTGAAATGAGTTCATGTTGTTATTGATTTGGATTAATACTTAGCGAGGCAATCGTTGAGTTCTTGGCAGTAAGAAAGTAGTGCGAAGATTACGATGATGGCTACAACGTAGCGAAGGATAGTAGATGCTGTTTTCATGTGTATTGTTTTTAATTGATGCCGCTAATGTACTGCAAATAGTTACATACACCCTGTTAAAAATTGTTAAAATTTGGAAGGGTCACGCCCACGAATAGCTGCCGTAGTTCGGGAATAGTTCAAAGTACATGCGCATCATTATGGCATCTGCATAGTCAGGCGACTTGCCATGCATGCGGGCTATTTCCTCTTTGCTTATCACAGCAAGTTTGCCATCCGCTTCGGGTTGCCGCCTGCGTATCATGTCCAGTTCTTGCACGATAACATCTCGGAACTGATTCACTTTGAAAATTACTTTGTTCTGCTCGATTAATTCCGCAAGCTTGAAATAGCATTCAGCCTTTTGGTTGGTGAACTTATCCGATTGCTTTGCACGTCCACCATTAAGGAAGCCCCTACAACGGAGCGCATCAACCGCTCCCCCGCCAACCCCATCTTCATCGCAGATCACATTGCTAAGTTTGATGCTATGCCTATCGCATAGCTGGCGTATGGTGCTAACTACGGTTGTGATTGGTTGCTTGCGTAACTCATGAATCTCCATTAACTGCAAACCATGCCAAACACAAATGACACTACGGTCTTTTCCAAGTCGCGCAATATCCGCACTTATATATTTTTCACCTTTGCTTTCTTCTTCCCGGAAGCAGCGCACCAAATCATCGTATTGATAAAGGTTATCTACGCTTTCATCGTATTCCCAATCACCATGCAACAGCCTTCGCCTATCTATTTCGGGCAAACGTTCTAAGGTTTCAATGTAGCTTTCAGGTAGGTGTGGGTTATCCGTTGGCAGCGATGGTATAAACGCTAGGTGTTGCGCTAGGTTATCTGCTTTGTGCGGTGCATAAAACTCATTGTAAAGCCAACCTTTGGACGGATTGCAAGTGAGTAACATCTTGGGTGGTAAATCATATTCGCGTAGCTTGAAACGGATGCGGGACTGGAGTATGTCTATTGCCCGTTTGCTAACCTGTGCCGCCTCGTCTACGTAGGCATCAGTTAATTCCAAACCACCTAATGAGTGAAACTCAGGGTCTGATGGGTAGGCAAACAAATCCTTTAGGATTATTTCGCTGCCATTGTCAAACGTTATAACGTGCGTTTGATTATTGATTGTGTAATGCTCGTTCGGTGCTAACCCTAACATGTGCGCTACTTCAAAGAATGTCTTGAGTGTTGTCTTCTTTAACGTATCTAATTTGCTGCGGCCTATCAGACCTCGCGTGCCTGGATACTTGAACCTTCGGCTTATTTGCCATGCACATCCGATAAAAGATTTTGAGCCGCCTGCCGCTCCACCGAACAGGACCACACGTGCCGGGTGTGAATTACCCAGTACGCGCAGTGCTTCATTTTGTTTCGGTAGGTATTCAATCATTAAACCCGTCGAATTCGATGGAATTAAAAAGGCAAATCACCTGTGCCTTGTGAATCGTCCACTTCTTCACGCTTAACCAGTGGCTCACTCATCTTGCCCGAAAAGAACTTGCCGCTCTTGCCTTCTTTAACCCAAGCGGCGAGGCGCATCTTCTTTCCGTTCACCATGATTTCACCTGTGTACTGTGGCCCGTTGTTAGCCACGTTGTTGTTCTTGAATAGGGTGAACTGACCCTCTTGCATTTGATAGTTACTCATTGTATTAGTTATTAATTATTGCTATATCGTCTATCATTAAACTGATTGTGGTCTTGCCATTGAAGTCGGTTGTTTCAATTACTTCAAAAGGTTCGTGGTCGATTGAGTGACCATTGATGAAACCAATGTACACTTCTACATCGTCCGGGTACTGCGCAAGCTTATCCCACAATTCACCTATTGTCATAGCTTATATTCATCTTTGTCAGTTAGCAAATGTAACTCCTCAAAGATAAGACGCATTGCCATGTTATCGGTCATTGATGGTCGCATACTGCGCTTTGCTGTTAACACAAATAGTTTGCGTAGCAGGTCGGTTTCTTTTTGTTTATCGTATTGCTTCATTTGTTTGCTTCATGTAATTCGTTATATCTTTTAATGCAACGAATGACAACGTATTCAACCCACTGCTCTATGGTCATGTGCGGTCTCATCCATCCATCGGTCATTGTCATTATTCGTTCACCATTAACCAACGCAGAATAGCGTATGTCATTGCTTAAGTCAATTTCATACATCACTGTCCTTTTGACTTCTGATATATTTATTTCTTTGGGTATTTCCATATCAGTATTCATTTTGGTTTTCGATTAGTTCCTTATAGCGCTCCTGTCTGTATTCTGTGAACTGGTAAGGTCTGTTCTTGTACACGCGGAATCGCATATCATTGTCCCATGTTGGCAGCGCATCGTACTCACGCATCAAAGCTATTTCAATCTGTGGCGGGTTGTCCCTTTTTACTTCGCGCACCGGGGCTTCTTCTATCTTCAACTTATCCGCTGCCTGTTGGATAGCGTCCACTACCTGCGGGTGTTGGAACATTTCGTAGATGTTGTTGTTGCTTTGTTGATCCTTGACCATTCGGTTAGTAACAGCATCACGTTTGCTGAAGTACTTGCGTATCCACTCAAAGAATACTTGCCCATCGATGCGGTTATAAATTGGACCGTACTCACCCTTCATTGCCATGCGGAAACAAATGCGGAACTCATCAACACGCAGGTAGTAGTATTCCTCCATAATTAATTCAGCCGTGAGCATTAGTTGCTGTGGGTTCATAGGTTGCTGAAGATTAAAGTACTGTTGGCATTCATCCATTAACGTGACCAACACACCCAGTGCTACCTGTTCGCCTTTTTGTTTTTTGATTTCACTCAGTGCCGGGGATGTCTTCGATGCCAAGACTTGATGCAAGGCTGCTTCGGTACTGTTTGCGGAATTGTTCAAGTTCGCTATTTCTTTTCTCTCGTTCATTTTGATTTGGTTTATTATTTTCAAATTTAGAATTATTGTTCATCCAGTTGCGGACGGCCGCTTCCCAATTTTTCATTTTGTTCTTGCCTACCATCCATCCGTTGCTTTCGTAATGATTGAAAAATGCCTTTGCTTCAGTTACTACTTTGCCATCATTCCACACGTTACCGGCTAATGAATTTCTTTCTTTCATAAAATTTAAAATTTCATCATACGTCGGAGCGCGAAAGCGCGACCTAGAAACATTAGCATTTACATTTTCATTATCATTAACATTAACATTCTCATTTACATTATCATTTACATTTACATTAGCTTCAACCTTGCTTATATTTTGCTTCGGTTTTGCTTCCTGTTTGCTTATGACTTGCTTCACCTTTGGTTTGTTTCCGTTCTCGTATCGCTTTTGATTTGCATCAAGTTGTGGCTTGATTAAAGTGAACACGGTCTTAGCCACTCCTTTCAACTCAACCTCGGTAAAGTTCAATGCGTATTCAAATATGGCAGAATAAACTTGTGCCTGTGTATCGGCATCGAGTTCCTTAATCGCTTCGTAAAACGATCTATAAAAGACTGTGGATTCTCTCATAAGAA